CACTGAGGGGTTCGATGTGCCGGAGGCAGCGTGCGCCCTGCTGCTGCGCCCAACACAGAGTTGGTCGCTCTATTGCCAGATGGTGGGGAGGGTGCTTCGGATCGCGGACGGGAAGCCGCACGCAGTCGTGATCGATGTGGTGGACAACTGCACGCGCCACAACCTCGCCTCGGTACCCGCGATCCTCGGGCTTCCGCCCGGGCTCGACCTGGAGGGCAACTCGCTCCTCAAAGCAGCGCAGGCTATCGACGAGATGGGCGAGAAGGCTGCCGCGTTGCAGGGCGTGCTGCCCTCGACGTGGACGGAGATGCAGACGATCCTCCAGCAGGTGGACCTGTTCGCCGTGATCGAGACTCCTGTGGTGATCCGCGAGGCAGGCGCGACGATGCACTGGCTGGCGGCGCTCGGCGGCTACGAGTTGAGTTGCGGAACGGGCGGAAGGCGGGCGCGGATGGAGCAGGACGCTCTGGGCCATTGGAAGCTCAATCTCTCAGAGAACACGAGCGTGCCGGGGGAGCGGGCGACCGTCATGCGTCAGCCGTTGCGCGGCGATCTCGACGAGGCGGTGCGTGAAGCCGAGCGGCGAATCGGGGAGTGGTGGCCGGAGGCGGTGCGCGTGACACTGCGCGACTCGCCATGGCGAACGGAAGCGCCGACCGAGAAGCAGTTACACTGGCTGCGGAAGATGGACACGCCGGAGAGCGTCATCGCCAACCTGACCAAGGGCACGGCGTCAGCGCTGCTCGACAGCCTGTGGAAGCAGAAGCGCAGCGGCGAAGGGCAACGCCGCTGATTGTGCGACTTTGGCACAATTTATGCGGTATCAGGTAAAGTGATCCAGGAAAGAGGAGATGAGCAGACATGACTGATGCAGTCGCGATCCTCAACGGCGATTGCCGCGATGTGCTCAAGACGCTACCGGATGAGAGCGTTCATTGCGTGGTGACGAGCCCTCCCTACTGGGGGTTGCGAAACTACGGCGTGGCGCACCAGATCGGGTTGGAATCCACGCTCGACGAACACATCGAGGTGATCGTGGGCGTGTTCCGCGAAGTGCGCCGGGTGCTGCGGAAGGACGGCACATGCTGGATGAACTACGGCGACTGCTATGCCACCGCCCCCAATGGCCGCTCGGCAGCGGACTGCAAGGCCAAAGGCGGGGATGACCGAACGTTCCGAGACAAGCCGTTCAGCACAGTAGGGGGGCTGCTCAAGCCGAAAGACCTCTGCATGATGCCGCATCGGATCGCGATTGCATTGCAGGCTGACGGCTGGTGGGTGCGTTCCGACATCGTGTGGAGCAAGCCGAATCCCATGCCGTCGTCGGTGGTTGATCGCCCGACCACGAGCCACGAGTATGTTTTCCTGCTGACGCGCTCGGAGCGTTACTACTACGATGCGTATGCAATCAGAGAGCCTTGTCTATCGATAGGCGGGTCGTCGGGAAACGTTGCGCCCAGGCTGGAGTCTGCGGGTGAGCGGGGGCGAACGGGCCGAGCCAGCCACATTGCCAGTTCGGTTCCTTGGAAGGACGTGGACGGCAGGCGCAATCGCCGCACGGTTTGGGAGATCGCGCCGGAGCCGACCAAGGAAGCGCACTTCGCGACGTTTCCGACCGCCCTGGTGAAGCCATGCATCCTGGCAGGAACGAGCGATCACGGCTGTTGTTCCCGATGCGGTGCGCCGTGGCGCAGACTTACGGAGCCGACGCCGGAGTATTCCCGACACCTCGGCAAGGACTGGGGGGATAAGACGAAGGATGCTGCGGAGGGGCGCGGCCACTTCGAAAAGGCGGATGGCAGTAGGGCGGGGCAGCGGCCGGTGAAACGCGGATCAGCATCAATCACGGCTGACTACGTGACGGTCGGTTGGGCGCAGGCGTGCAAGTGCAGTGATGCGGGCGACCCCGTGCCATGCGTGGTGCTCGACCCGTTCGGCGGCAGCGGGACCGTCGGGCGCGTAGCCGCCGACCTGGGACGGAAGTCGATCCTGATCGAACTCAACCCGCAGTACGTCAAGATCGCCGAGAAGAAGACGGCGCAGAAGACCTTGATGATCTAGCGAGAGGAGCGGAATGACCACGGATCAGCAGTCGAAGCTGTTGGAGGTGGAGAATCGCATCCTACGCCTTCTGGCGCAGGCGTCCGACCCGAACCTGATGGGGAGTGACCTGGGCGCGAAACACGCGGCAGGAGCTCTGCGGATGGCGGCGCAGGTCGCCCTAAACCAAGCTGACGATCTGTGGCCGCTGGAGAAACCGGCGCCGAACCGGTTCGGCCACTGGATTGAAGAGACGGGGCGGAAGTGATCGGCCACGAGCACCGCCAGTGCTGTTGCGAGGACTGCCCGCACTGGGGCGGCTGGTTGGTGCCGTGTGGTGACGAGTTGTATCGACTGTGCAACACGCACTTTGACCTGCTGCGATCCTGCGCTCCGGGCCGCTGGAGCATGGGAGGCGGGAGTGCAGCCACGACGAGTAAGGAGACAGACGGTGACAATCACGCAAACGGAGGCGTTCCTGGTTTCGAGTCAGATGCGGACGGCGGCAAGGGAGTTGTGCAGTCGCACGAGCGATGACAACCGCGTGGCAGAGACCATGTGCGAGATCGCGGAGGCGCTGCTGCGGCATGAGAGCGTTGAGGTGCGATCTGCGAATGGGCCGCGTCTCGGTGGCAACATCCCGCCCGTGGCGCGGGCGGTCGGGCAGGTTATCCCAGTGACTCGGGAGGTGATGGCATGACCAGGTCAGAACTTCGCTATTGGTCGTTGATGTATATGCTCTGGCTCTCCATCCTGGCATGCGCGAAGATCGGACCCTCCGCATGGAGAGGTTTTTGTGAGCAGTCGTCGCGATCCTGCCTGATTGCAGGGTTCCTGCTTCTGGCAGTGATCCTGGGGCAGGAGTGGTTGAGGGAGAGAGGGGATCGATGAGGCATATCTGGTTCCTCAAGGCGCTGGGGCTGCTGCTGGCAACGGTGATCGCGGCCTTCGGGCTGGCGCGGGCGGCAGACCCGGCGTTGATCCACGGCGGGCAGTTCGGACACTCACAGGGAGGACAAAGATGAGACAAGCACTCAAGGCGGTGGGGCTGATCGTGTTGCTGTTGCAGGGGGTGGCGTCGGCGCAGACGGTCAGCGTGCCGGTGCCGGTGGATATCTCGAAGGTGACGGCAACGGTGCCGGTCACTGCGAAGTTCAAGGACGCGAATGGCGTCTGGTGGGAGGCAAGTGGCACGCTGACCGTGAAGCCGATTCCACCCCCTGCGCCTGGGCCGGTGACAGACGGGAGCGTGACGCCATCCGTCTTCGACGCAACGTTCACCGGTACGCGGCTCGTGCTGCTCGGCAGCGGGTTTGGGGTCGAGCCAGGGCGGTTGCTGCTGGACTTCGTGGATGCGCCGTGGTTGGAGTGGGGCGACCGGATGATCACGGCGGACACGGCGCGGGAGCCTGCGGCATACACCGTGGTAAGGCCCGATGGGCAGTGGTATACCGCTGCCCTTGCCGCGAAAGTTCCGCTTGAGGAACGGATGGCGAATCCATGAGGTCGGCCATCGACTACTACAAAGCCCCAACGCCAGTGGTTCAAAAGCAAGCCAAGTAGACGGAACGACCCAGGCATGGGGTAGGAGATCGCTGCCCCATGCCTGCCACAAGGAGGAGAAAATGCCCGAACTGACGCGCTATACGATGGTGGATGTGATCTCTTGGGGTCCATGCTACAGGAATGACAGGCTTCAGCGACTTGCTGCTGGGCGAGAGAGCGTGACGGCTCTCGATATCCTGGAACTGGAAATACCGTTCCGTGATCGGCTGTGGGCGATCTACAAGGGCGGATACCGGGAGCAGGTAGTGCAACTGGCATGGGATTGCGTTGCGCGTGCCCATGCGTGGAAGGAATGCATCGCCGCCTACGCCGCCGACGCTGACGCCAACGCCGCCTACGCCGCCAACGCCGCCGCCAACGCCGCCGCCAACGCCGCCGCCGCCGCCGCCGACGCCGCTGCCGCCGACGCCGCAGCCGACGCCGCCGCTGCCGCCTACGACGCCGCCGCTGCCGCCTACTACGCCGCCTACGCAGACGCCAACGCTGCCTATGCCGCCGCCAACGCCACTTACGCCGCCAACGCCGAACGCGAATGGACTAAAGGCAGGATGTGCGAGATCATCATGGAGGCGCACAGTGAGGCGTAGCAAGGGGGAGGAGCAACTTCTCGCCCAGATACTCCTCTGCGGGGACATGGAGCCGCCCGAAGAGGAGTTCAGATTCGCACCTCCCCGAATGTGGCGATTCGACTTCTGCTTCCTTGTGCAACGCGTCGCGGTTGAGGTCGAGGGTGGAACGTGGACGCGAGGGCGTCATTCCCGAGGCGGCGGATTCGCGGAGGACTGCCTGAAGTATAATGAGGCCGCGATCATGGGCTATACCGTGCTCCGATTCACGACACAGCAGGTGGAGAGCGGGCTGGCGCTACTGACGATCCGTCGCGCCCTGCGCTGTGCGGAAATGGACAAATCCGAACCGAAACGGTAGAATGGGAGGGTGAACATGGACATGACAGAGAAGCAGCGCATCGTGTTCGATGCGCTGGCGGAACGCGGCGAGTGGGCTTCCGCGCAGAACCTTGACATCCCAGGGGTCCGAGTCGGAACGGCCCTTTCGGGGCTGTTCCAAAAGGGCTATATCGAGCGGACGAGGGCAATCAGTTCGGGCAGGCTCGGAGGATTCGTCTACAGGGCTATCCGGCGATGATGGACATGAGCTACTGGAAGTTCTGGCTGCTCGCGGTGCTGGCAGGAACCGGAATCAGGATCGGTTTCGGCATCGTCGGATGGGCTGCCGTCTACGTCATTCACTGGGTGGGCGCGTGTGATTGCGAAGAGCACGGATAGGGCTCGGTAGGGCGGATCGGTTATGAGACAGCGAAAACAGGTGCTCGAACGAGACCGCACCCAGGAGCGTGAGGAGCAGGCATGGAAGCTCCGCGTTGAGGGTAAGACACAGGTCCAGATTGGAGAATCGCTGGGCATACCACAGCAGACCGTCTGCGACATCCTCAAGCGCGTCGCTGCCCGCCATGCCGAGGAGTTCCGCGACCACGCCGAGGCGGTGAAGACGCGCCAGACCGAGCAGTTGGAGCAGGTCTATAGTCAGGCGATGACCGCATGGGAGCGGAGCCTGACCGAGGAGGAGCGTCAGACCGTGGTCAAGGGGCGGGCCGTCGTGGACAAGTTCGGCGCGGTGGTCGAACTGCCAGATGTGACCACGATCAGCCGCGTTGGCAAGTGCGGCGATCCGGCGCTGCTGGCGCAGGCGATGAAGGCGCTGGCCGAAATCCGCGCGATCTGGGGCCTCGACGCGCCCAAGAAGGTGGACGCCACCACGGGTGGGGAGCCGTTCAAGGTCTATGGTGGCTTCGATCCTGGCGCGGTGTAGTAGCGTCCACCTTGCAGATGGACGCGGGTACTGGCAGCCCAGAGGGCTTGGGGCGAATCGCGACAATGGAACTTAAACCGTGGTCGGAGGCACCGAAGGAGAGCCGTCCCTATCGCCCGATGGGGACGGCTCTGGCGCTGCTGACGGATCGGCGCAAGGAGATCGTGCTCTCCGGCCCGGCGGGCACGGGGAAGAGCCGGGCGATCCTGGAGAAGCTGCACCTGTGCGCGGAGAAGTATCCGGGCATGCGGGCGTTGATGCTCCGCAAGACGCGCAAGAGCTGCACGGACTCGATGCTGGTGACGTTCGAGGACAAGGTCGTTCCCGAGGGACACGCCTGCCTGCGCGGCGCGAGGCGCGAACAGCGGCACTCCTACCGCTATCCGAACGGGAGCGAGATCGTGGTCGGCGGGCTCGACAACCCCGTGAAGGTCATGTCCACGGACTACGACATGATCTACATCCAGGAGGCGATTGAGGCCACCGAGGACGACTGGGAACGGGCGACAACCCGCCTCCGCAACAACGTGATGCCCTACCAGCAGTTGCTCGCCGACACCAACCCGGACGCGCCCGGGCACTGGCTCAAGAAACGGTGCGAGCGCGATCAGTCGGTGATGATCGAGAGTCGCCATGAGGACAACCCCTCGGTCACGCCGGACTACATCGCCACGCTGGATGCCCTCACCGGGGTGCGCTACCAGCGACTGCGGCACGGCCGCTGGGTGGCGGCAGAGGGGCAGGTCTATGGCGCGTGGGATGCGGCGGTCCATCGCGTCGATTGGTTTGAGGTACCCGCCGAGTGGCCTCGCTACTGGGTGGTAGACTTCGGGTTCACGAACCCGTTCGTCTGGCAAGCGTGGGCGAAGGACGGAGATGGTCGGCTCTGGCGCTACCGCGAGATGTATCAGACTGGGCGGCTGGTCGAGGATGCGGCCCGCGACATCCTGACGCTCACGCAGGGAGAGCCGACGCCAGAGGCGATCATCTGCGACCACGACGCCGAGGATCGCGCCACGCTGGAGAGACATCTGCAACTCGGCACGGTGGCCGCATACAAGGCTGTGAGCGCAGGCATTCAGGCCGTAGAGGCAAGGCTGCGTGCGGCAGGCGACGGCAAGGCTCGGCTGTTCTTCTTGCGCGACGCGCTCGTTCAGCGCGACACGGCACTCGACGACAAGCGGGCACCCGCATGCACGGAGGAGGAGTTCGACGGTTACGTTTGGAACACGACGGGCGGGCAGAAGAAGGGCGAGGAGCCGGTCAAGAAGGATGACCACGGAGTGGACGCGGTGCGGTATCTCGTGGCCTACGTGGATAACATCCGTGGGATGGAGTCGGCTCCCGCCGTGTTGCTGGGTCAACCAAGGAGGCGGTGACACGGATGGAAACACCAAGAGTATTGACGATGGAAGAGGTGCGAGACCTGTTCCTTGAACGGGTCCGCACCTCGATCAGCTATTGGGCTAGTCTGGGGGGCGACATGAGCACCACGAACCGATTGGCCGGACTCGCTCACAGCATCCTCGTGGCACTGGATGGTGAGGCGAATGATCTGCCTGCATTCGCCGTGATCCCGATCCCGTGCGACGGGGATATGGAGCACTGCAAGTCGCTTGGAGAGGACTGGTTCCCCGAGCACCAGTTGTCGGGTTCAGAGTGCAACATCGCGGGCAGTCTGCATGAAATGCTCTTCAAGGCAGAGCAAGGAGGCGATGATGCAAGACTCTAACTACGACAGCCCCATTGTGCTCAAGCGCGAGCGCGACGAGGCTCGCGCTCAAAAGAATCGCGCCCATGCGGCGCTGCGGCAGAGGGAGTCCGAGGCGCTACAGGCAGCGGCGGAGGCGGATCGGTTTCGATCTGCAATGGAAGAGGTAATGCGTGAGTCTGCAATTGCAGCGCAGAGACAGGGCGCCAACGAGGCCCTGTCTCTGGAGTCGCTCATCAAGGAGCGCGACGAGGCCCGTGCTCTCGCCCGGGAGTGGTTCGATGCAGCCAAGTTCATGGAGCCGGGTGTCAGCTATGAGGCATGGCATGCCGAGACCGTGACGAAGTATCCGTGGCTGATGGAGGGTGGCAATGCCGAATGATAGCGCATGCGATTTGCACGACGCCTCGGACTGGGATGAGGCGCAGTTCGATGGATTCTCGAAGGCGCTGGCCGAAAAGCATTACGCCGAGGCAGACGAGGTGTTCGGTGCATTGGACATGCCCATTGGCCAACGACTGCGACGGGCTGTGGAGGAGGTCGGCGTGCCGCGAGAGTGCTCTGACTGCGCATGCACATTGGAGCAGGCATATCTCAAGAACCGCACCATTGGAATCTACCTCAACGGCTGCCGAGGCCCGTGGCGCTGTGTGGATTGCCACAATGATCGCGCTATCGTGACCGGAAACGGACGCATTCGGCTGAGCGACACCAAGGGAGGGAAGCCATGCCCCGTGCTCGTGTGACGCTGTGGAAGGGCCGCGTACGAGTGCCCGCGGAGCATGCTGTGTGCGACGTGCTGGCGGGGTTGCACATGGCAGCGGCCTACGTCTACGGGCTGCTGCACTGGCCCTTCGCGACCATTGTTGTGGTCGCCATCTACTGCCTGTGGGTTAATAGTCGCAGGACGGAGGGTATCAGATGACGACCGCCACACTCTACCGAGTGGACGTGTGGAAACCACATACGATGAACTGGGACATCGGCACGCATCCCTACGACACCCTCGATGCTGCGCACGAAGCCATGTACCACAAAGGGTTGCGATACCGCGTTGTGAGCATTCAGCACTGCGTGCTGGGCGAGTGGGAGTCGCACGAGGGCACGCCAGGGGGTCGGTTTCAGATCAGCCATCCTCCGAAGCCTCCCTATCCGGTTGGCGATCTTGTCCACATCAAACCGCATGAACCCATCCCGACCAACGCCCCAATGAACGCAGCGCTATGTGTGTGCAACCGGCCATGGTTCGGCGTGCCACCCCCGTGCCCGCTCCATGGCTACGCCAAATCCGTAACCTGCTCGAACAAGACGGGATAGGAGCCCTCCATGCACCTGCTCGCGCCGTTTCGCGCTCCACGCAAGGCCGCTGTGCCGGACACCGGCGACGGGCGGAATCAGATCGTCGCGCTCACCCGGCCGCAGAGCCGCGCCTCGTGGGAGCAGATCACGCCCACCCTCGGCAACCCGTGGACGCGGGTGCCGAGCACGCAGAACCTCCTGCTGTTCGAGCAGCTCGCGCAGACGATCCCGATCCTCAATGCGGCACTGGCGCGGTATGTGGCGCTGGTCGGCTGCCCCTACGTGGAGAGCGACGACGACGAGACGGTCGCCGAGATCAACGACTGGATGGAGCGCGTCACCGTCAACCGCGTGCAACAGGGGTTCGGCTGCTGGGTCGGCACCTACATGCGCGACTACCTCCTCTATGGTCGCGCCCACGCCGAGTTGATCCTGCCTGCAACCCGCGATGACATTTGGGGCATCCAGGAGTTGCATACGCGCACCGTGGACTTCCAGCCTGCCGCAGATGGCTACAACCTCAATGTGATCCAGATGCAGACGGGTGCGTCACCATGGGTGGTGCTCAACAAGGCGCTGGTGCTGACCTCGGTGTTCGACGTGCAGAACGATCAACCACACGGGAACAGCCTGTTCCACGGGTTACCGTTCGTGGCTGAGATCGTCACATCGATGCTCAAGGACCAGCGGCGCAGCTGGGAGCGGTTCGGCACGCCTGCCTATCATATCCGCTATGTGCCACCGCCCGAGACGAACGACCCCACTGGCTCTAAGTCACAGGGCTACCTGTCGCAGATCATGGCCGGATGGAACGCAATGTTGACCAGCCGGGCACAGGGCGACATTCAGGACTTCAGCTCGGCCGGTGACATCGAGGTTCGGGTGATCGGCGCGGCAGGCGAGACGCTGGAGTTCACGACGCCATTCCGCACGATACTGGAGCAGGTCGTCGCAAAGACGGGGCTGCCACCGATGATGCTCGGGCTCCAGTGGCAGGCGGGTGAGCGCATCGGCGCAGTGCAGGCGGGGCTCATCTCGGAGACGGTCGAGAAGATCAGATACAGCATCGCACCGCAGATGAATTACGCCATCCGCCTGCGACAATTGCTCGCGGGTCGCCGTGCCGAGTTCAAGCTGTGCTGGAATGCGCCGACGCTGATGGACCAGTTAGAGACGGCACGCGCTGAACTGATGGAGGCACAGGCCGACGCGCAGGAGTTCACCAACGCCATGGATATGTGGCGGGCGGGGATGCACACCCGCTTCGACGCGGTGCGGGCGGTGCGCGAGGATTTGGAGGACGCTACCGATGATGAGATTCTCGCGGCCCTTCCCGATCTGCCGGAGGAGCCGCCTGCCGCACCTGCACCAGCCACCGGCTTCGGGAATCAGCAGCCACCGGGCGGGCCGATGGTGCAGGACGAGCAGCAGCAGCAGGGCAGCAACAGCCTGACCTATCCACCAGTGCGCAAGGCGATGGCTCGGAATGGGAGGCACTGATGGAAAATCTGGGGCATCGCAAGTTGGCGATGGGATGGGATGCACTGGGTGTAAGTCGATTCGAGAAGATAGTTCCCCAGCCCGTCACAGTCAATAAGAAAGCCGTCGGCCACGGTGATGCTGAGGTGACCTACGGCAGTGGCGAGCGGCCCAAGTATGGGGCGCTGCGCCGCGCCATAGACGCCTACTACGGCGACCTCTTGCGGCCTCTCCTGGCGCTGCGAG